CAGCCATTACAGAACCAAGGTCTAGAGTTTGCCAAGGTCTTAGCGGCTCCTTTAGCCAATGTCACTACGGGGGTAGCAACGGCTTATATCAACGCTGATGTTGCCAAAACTCAGTCAAATAATGCGGCGAGGGTGCAGATCAATGATGCTCTCCAAGATTCAAGAATTGTTGAGGCGGTTGCGGAAGTGGGTATTGCGGCGGCTGAGACGAGTGGACTGTTTGTTAGCGGTGATAACTACGCGCTTAGTGATTCTGCAAGCATCTCTCAAGATCAGGCTTCTACTGTGGCGGAGACAACGACAACTACGGAAACAACTACGAGTAGTGAAATAACTGATAGCTACAACACAGAGAATGCAGACTCATATAACGATCAGTCTGATAACACTGATAACTCTTATGTGACCTATGGCGATAAGCAGATGACGTTGGAAAGTCTGCTGGCATTTCTTTCTGAAAGCGGAGAGCCGTACTCATTCACTGTAGGAGAGGAAACCTACACAGACACTACTGAAGAGGAAGAGAATGCAGGCTTGAACTGCGTCCCTACCTTTGATGGCTTTGTCTGCACTGGAGAATAATATGTCGGCTGACTACGACACCAGCACTCCCGGCATACAGGGAATTGAAGAAGTGCATGGCGCTACTGTTCTGGATGATGGCTCCATATATTTCGCTCCAAATGAGCTTTATGAAGAGCGCCAGAACAGAGACTTTACTTACAGGTCAGGGATAGATCCTATCGACTTTGCTGGTTATGTCAGAAGAAATGGCGTTAACGGCAATCAATCTCATGCTGGAAACATTCTTAATGACATGCTTTTGGAGTGGGATAAAGGCAACACAAATAGCTACGGTAACTATACAGCCAGACTGCTGACCTCAGATATGTTTGATGAGGCCACACAGCTAGCCGACATGATGGGTTCTCTTTATATGGATGGCCATAGTAAAGAGCAGATATATCAAATGATCGGCTTGGGCAATGGCGTAGCTGGTGCTTACAACTTAGGTGAGAATTACAGGCCGAGCTTTGGGCCTCACGATACGGCTGAGAATTACACGCCAAGCTTTGGACCTACCCAGATGAACATGAGGAATGCTAATCCTCAAGGGTCTGGAATGTTTAATATGATTTCGCCTGTATCTATTGGCTATCAGCCTGCTACTGGCGCAGAAGGAATGCTTACAAACTTTGTTTCTAACAACCGTCGATCTTTGATTAACAGCTTACTTCAAGGTTAGGCATTAGCAATGAGTGACCAAAACAATTATTGGGTAATTACCAGCAGGGCTAAGGGGGGTGCTAACAGCCCTTTTGGCGGCAGTGCCACAGCCAATCAAACCTCTCAACTTGTTCAGATGACAGAGGATCAGATACGTAAGGAGTATCAAGATTCTGGTCAGCTACAAGATAAGTTTGGCTCCTTTGATAGTTACATGGGTTACATCAACGACTCTCAGGATTTCGTTCAGTCTGCTGAATGGATGATGGCAAACCCTGAATACAAGACAGGCTCTAAAGAGTGGGCCTTTCTTAACGGCGAAGATCTTGCGTGGAAGCCGGGGCAAAGAGAGCAGATACAGCAGAAGATTATACAGGACAGGGTAGCCGCCAGAACATCTGCTTTTGAGCAGTGGATGGGTGGTGAGGCTGGCTCTGCCTTAATGGAAAAGTATGGCATTGAGCCGCTTATTCAGAATGACGATGGTGATAAGTTTAAGTGGACAGGCTCTGGATACCAGAAGACCTACAAGGTAGATGATCACGCTGGCGTTGGCGATTACATAAAGACGGCTCTTGTAACCGGTTTATCGCTTGCGGCAACTCCTGCATTAGCTAGTGGATTAGGCGGGATTGTCAGTAGCGGCAAACTTGCTACAGGGTTAGCGGCTGGGGCAACAAACGCCGCTACTCAGGGGCTTCTTACCGGGAGCATAGACCCGAAGTCTGTTCTTGCCAGTGCTGTTGTCGGCGGCATAAACCCCGGCGGGAAGCTTGCAGAGAAGTTTGGGCAGGCAACAGGGACAGGGGTAAACATTGTCCCTGACAATGTAGTTGGAGGTTTTCTTCAGGGCGCTGGCAATTCCGTAGTGAGTCAGGGTATTGCAGAGGGTGACGTTGATCTTAAGTCAGCATTGATTGCTGGCGGCTTGGGCGCTGGAACCAAGGCAATTACGGACTTGTTTGACGATACAAGTCAGCATTCAATTGAATCAAAAATGAGGCAAATATCCGCAGAGCGTTCGGCACAGGGATTGCCTTCTCTGCCAGCAGACGAGCTATACGATGCCGCAGTGGGCGCTCTTTCGCTTGGAAATACCTCTGGTAGTGGCATGGGGCCGCCAGAGTACGGTGGCCCTAACAGCATGGTTGGAAGGTCTGACCTTGGTGGCTTGATAGGCAAAGATGGCTTGCTGTCATTCATCCCGACATTGCCAACCACAGGGCTTAATCGATTTCTGGGTGGCGGTCAGTGGGCAATAGGAGAATACTTTGTTGGCCCAGATGGTAAGCGATACACAGACACAGAAATGTGGGAAATGGGTGTTGACCCAGTGGCCGCGTATAACGGACAGGTTGATGGCTGGGAGCATTTTAAAGATCCAATTACGCCAATAGACACTGATACCAACGGCTTTCTTGACGCACTTGCTAATGAGAATTTTGAGAATACCTATGGAATTAATCCAGCCGAATACATGGCTGGAAATGGATCTGCCAGAGATTTAGTGCGACTAATTACTTATGGGCCGCTAGATGAAACATACAACTTTTCAGTAAATCCAAGAGGAACGACTGAAATTTTAGGCTTGCTGACTGGCATTGATCAATACAGCACGGGATCAAATAACATAAGTGCCAATTTAGATAGCGGTGAGGGAAGGTCAATAACAGACGCTATAAACATTAGCGATATGCAAGCTGTAGCCGACGCTGGCGCAGATGCAATTGCATCAGGTAGCACCGCTATAATCAACGCTGGCAACGATCAAGCATTAGCGGTTGATGCCCTTTCTACGCTTCCCGGCTCAGATATCACGGTGACTGATGCAATCACTCAGGGGATTATTGATGGAGTTGTGGTTGCCAATAGTGACGATTCTTCTAACAGCAATGCCAGCAGTAATACAACAGACCTTAATGCAGGCGAAACCGTCATTAGCAAAGATGAGACGCTAGCCGGTGCTGATCCCAATGCAGGCGAAACCACTGTTAGCACAGATAAGACGCTAGACGGTACTGAAACTAATGTAAACGAAAACGCTGTCATTACGGATAAGACTCTTGCTGGTAGCGAAGAGGCTGTTGATCCAACTGATGTATTGACAAGCGGCGATGGCGGCGGTGGTGGTGGGCTAGGAATTCCAACTGGAGGCAGGGGCGGGGCGCTCACAGATTGGACGGATCTATATGGCTATACAAAGATATCGCCTTACAAAAAAGCAAGGCTAAAGGTTTTGGCTGGGATGCTTTCAGGCATTCCCGGTGTGTCAATGGGTTCACTAGCTCTTAATTTTGGTAGTGAGAAAGATCCTTATCAGAAGATCGGCAGGGCGGTTTGGGATTTTGGACAGGAGCGAAACGCATGAACTACCTTGAAATGATTAATGAAGTATTGGTTCGCATGAGGGAGATAGAGATAACTTCTGAGCAGGGCGTACTAAGCAAGGATCTAGACCCCCAGCAGAAGATGGTATGCAAGCTGGTTAATGACGCCCGTAACTTTGTAATGCGAGCGCATACTTGGAATGCATTTAGAACTGTATGGATACTTGATCTTGCTCATGGCGTTAACCGTTACAACCTAAGAGGTGGCACAGAGCAGTCAACTATCAGCTTTATTCGCTACGACGATGGCCCCCTTATTCAAGAAGTGAACATGCACGAAATATCTAGCAGGCCGTCACGACAGGGTAGGCCCCTGTGGTTTGCTCCCGGCTGGGTCAATCTAGGAGATGCCAGCCCTATCGTTGTGAAGTCATCGGAATATAACGAAAGTGAGTATGGTTCGTTTGCTGGGTATGGGCAGGGAGACGAGGTCATTAGACCCTTTAACGAAAAGTGCGTACAGATAGAGGTATGGCCTGTTCCTGACAACTCTTATGGCGGCACTGGTGATGTCTATAAATACACTGAAGCTCAGTTTGGATTAGGGCAATGGGGTCAAAAGGGATCTCAGCTATTTGCTTATGGATATTCACAGCCTTCTCCTTTGTATGCTGATGAGGATCTAATGATTGTGCCTGATGATCCTGTCATGCACTTTGCCTTGGCTTATGCCATTTCAGAAAGAGGTGAGGCTGGAGGCGCTACTGCACAGCAGGGGTTTGCCTTGGCTAAGCAATATTTGTCTGACGCTATATCGTGGGACGTTAACAACAGTCGTGGCGAATATATCTGGGAAGCCGTGTAATGCAGTTGCAACAGTTAAGCATTCAAGGGCCGGGATCTCAGGGCTTAAACTCTGAGGTAAGCCCGTTTCAGCAGAGCATAGAGTTTGCTCTTAAGGCTGACAATGCTGTGATTGATAGGGTAGGCAGGCTTGCCGCACGAGAGGCTTTTGCTGATTATGTGTGGGAGAACAACTTTTACCTTGATCCAGAAGAAGATTACGACATCGTGCGGATGGAAACCGTTATGCACGATCAAGAACAGCCTCCTGAAGTCACGCCGCTTGAGCCGTCTAAATATAATATGTCCGAATACTGCACTGCGGAATATGCAGGCTTAAACCTTGAGGACTCAGACTGCGCTCCCAACAGAGAGAATGCTTACCGTTTTGTAGAGCAGGCACAGGGAAGTCAATACGGCATAGGCCAATATGGCTTTGATGAGTACAACGGTTCATCAGTTGCTACTGGTTTTGATGATCACACTGTTGTTGGCATTGCTGGTATTTATAAGATGGAGCAAGCATATAGCTCTGAATACAACCGCCCTCAGTCAGAGTATGGAGTAATGGAGTACAGCCAAGAGCTGGACTTTACTGTAAAGAGTTACGCCTACTACATAGTCTTTCAGATTAAAAAGGGAAGGCTAGAAAAGCTGGGCCTGTGGGAGCCAAAGAACGGACTTACTGATTGCCAGCTTGTCCCATTTATGGACAGCATATTCCTGTTTAGCAAAGGCGAGCCGCCCATAGCTTTCTATAAGGGGTCTTCTGCTTTCCTGTCCAGCCATCCTAATTACAAGCCACCAAGAGATGGTGACAGAGGTGTCGATGAGAATGGAGTTCCGATCGGACTTAACGTCATTGCTCCAGAGCTTAACGGAGATGTTGCTTGTGCCGCCTATGGTCGCCTTTGGGTTAGTGGTGTTAACGGCAATTATGATGTCATTTATTACTCTGATCTTCTTGTGCCTTATCAGTGGTATGACGGCTCTATTGATTCCTCTGAGGAAAAGCCAGAGGGTGAAGACCCCTTCAACTCAGGCGGCATCATTGATGTCAGAGAGTACTGGCCTACAGGTAACGACAAGATTCAGGGCATAGCCGCACACAATGGCTTCCTGATTATCTTTGGTCGGCACTCAATCCTTATCTACTCTGGCGCACAGGGAGATCCTGCTGGCGCAACAGATGCTAGCGGCAATTTCATTCAAGGTTCTGGTCTGAAATTAGAGGACGCTATCAGGGATGTGGGACTCGTTAACCAAGACGCTATGTGCAACATTGGCTCTGACCATCTTTTTGTTGATCCTTTGGGGGTACGCTCCCTTGGTCGAGTAATACAAGAGAAGTCTGTTCCTATAGCAGAGCCATCACTGAATGTCGCTACAGTAATCAGGGAGCAGATAGCAGAGAACAGGGATACTGTCAGGCTTCATCACTTTATATCTAAGTCTCTGGTTGCTTGCTTGTTCCCCTTTGACAGAGAGGCATATGTCTTTCAGCTTGGTCAGCCTTCTGCTACTGGTGGACTGAAGGCAACCTTTTGGTCTGGTTGTGATTGGTATGACGGCTGTGCTGTCAGGTCGGACTACAAGACTAGAGAGCTTTTAGGTGGCATGGAGAGTCGTGGTGTCACGATGTATGACGGTTACGATCAGCCTGTAGCATACACCTTAAGCTATGAATCTACTGTTTTGTTAAGCGGCGACAACCTGATGACTACTATGGTTCCAAAG